TGACAGATTTTCGTTACCATCTAGAAGATCTAACTAGTCTAAGTATGACACAGATTAAGTTCTGTGAATATTTTGGTATTAATCCGGCGGCACTCTCTATTTACGAACGTGGGGCCTGTAGGACTATGCCAAAAGAAATTCTTGAAGTTTTTATAAAATTAGGTTTTTCTCTAGAACAGGCTGGGAGTATTAATGTCAATACCTGCGTTCAGTAATAAATTAGTACCTAAGCCTAGGGAACCTAAATTAATACCGCCTCCTATTAAAACTAGTGTAGAAACTTTTGATAGAATTACAGAAGCGGCTACACTTTTTTACCAGAAATTAAATGGGAGTCGGCTGCCTAGTATTCAGGAGTTAGCAACCTATACTGGCCTGTCGGAAAAGAAAATAGTAAGTGTTGTTACGTCACATCAATTTTTAGTTAGAATGAGCCAACGAGGGATAACCTGGTCAAGTAAGAAAAGAATACTAGAGGAACTGACGCCGGAGCAAGTAGCAGCAATAACAGTTATTACAGACCCAACGCTAAAATTAGATCTTAGAGCAAGATTAAAGCGTGCTGGTATACCGTACTCAGTTTATAGAAACTGGTTACGTAACCCAGCATTTTCACAGGTAGTTAAATCGACAGCAGAAATGACGTTAGAAGATCACTTACCAGACTTCCACACTAAAATTGTAGAGCGTGGTTTAAGTGGCGATCTTAATGCCATTAAGTTCGCATATGAGTTGACTGGTAGACATGACCCCGCAAAACAACAAATGGTTGACCTTAACAGAATGGTCATGCTACTATTAGAAGTGATTACGAAATATATTCGTGATCCACAGGTATTAACACAGATTAATAATGACGTAGACTTAATTCTAAAAGGTAAGACACCTGCGGCTATTGACATGCTTCCAGCTAATTATGTATTGCCTGGCGAATTAAAAGAGTCTGAGGTAGAATTACCACCTATTGGCTTCTTTGAATGGGAGACAGATGAGCACTAACCACGCTAGAATTCCTGCGATATTACTTGCAGGAGATGGTGGTCCGGGAGAAGGTGGAGATGACGTAATAAATGTTACTACACAGATAGCTAATAACTTCTCGCTACTTGCAGATTTATCTGGAGTGGTAAGATTTACTACTCTTGCTGGAAAACCTGTTTCTAATAACTTTGCTGGAAAGATTGCTCAAGAAATAGATACTGGTAATCTTTTTATCTATGATGGGGCACAGTGGCAAATTTTACAAGGTACTACACACGTATGTACTAGTGGGACAAGACCATCAGGGGCTTCCTACACACTCTATAACGGTCTTAAGATTTTTGAGACTGATACTAAAATAGAAAGAGTATACAATACTACACTTTCTCGCTGGCAATGGATTAGTGGTTCTAAAGAAATGCGTCAAATTTCTTTACCGCTAAAGGCTGGTACCATTGGCTCTTATGTAACTTTTCCTATAGTAGCAGGAGGTACAGTAGTAGCACAGACTAATGATCCAGATTCTGTTTTTAGTATTGATACAACTGCAAGTGCTGAAGGTATTAAAGTCAGAGATGCCGGTTTTTATAGAGCTTCTATTTACGTTATTTCTAGTATTAATAATGCTGATGCACTATGTACAATTTTGGTTGGAGGCACAAATATATTCATATCTTATAAATTTGGTCCCTCTGGAGCTATTTTAGGCGCTTCTATCCCATTAAAAGCTAGTGTTAATAGTGTTTTTATCCCTAAAATTTACACATATTCAGGAGCACCGACCTTTAATGGTTGGATGACTGTAGAAAAAATAAGCGAGGTTTAATAATGGAAATTAATGAAGTAGATGTTCCTCGTGAGGAATTAGAAATAGTACCTGATTTACCTACAGAGGACTGGAATCCAGAAGGATATGTTATTCCTGATTATGACGACCCAGGTAACTTTGATGCCCCTGTCGGCGCAAAGATAGAGGATAAAAATGCCTAGTCTATGGATACCCGGCGCTACTATTGTTCCCTGTTCTTTAGATGGTGGATCAATGATGGACACCGGGGAAAAATATGCTACCATACATACATATGAATCTAAAGGTTATGGTCTAAGTGCAGTAGAAGGCGCTAGAAGATTAGTAGCCGCAGGGCATGGATGCACAGGTACTTTTAATCCAGTAACTGGTGAAATAGCCCAGATGGTCCCTGCTAATCGTGCTTCTAGAACACTAGTTAATGTATCCGGTGGAGTTCAAACTAACCGTGCTGGAAGTTTTCACGCACAGTTTGAAGTAATTGGGGATGCTGCTAGACCTTGGACACAGGATTTAACAGATGCTGGCAAAATTGGTTTAGCCAGAATTATCGAGTGGTTAGACAGTTGGGGAGTTCCTAGAGTATGGCCCGCTGGGCCACCAAATCCATTCCCAGCAGGACCTTTACAGGCTTTTGCGCCGGGACCTTCTGGTTACTATGGACACAGTCAATGGAAAGAAAATGCTAATGGACATGGTGATCCAGGTGCAATAAATACTACCGTTTTCTTTGGTGGTTCGCCAATAATTCTTCCTACTCCAGTTCCTACTCCACCAGTTCCTGTCCCGGGAGAGAGAGTACCTCCAACACAAGGTTATCATGGTTGGGTGTGTATCTCTAAAATGAAGCGCGGTACTAGAAATTCTGAAAGTGTTAGACATTTACAGAAAGCACTAAGAGACTATCCTGGAATTAGAACTATTGCTTTAAGTCCTTCTGGTATAGATGGTATATACGGTAGAGAGACTGAAGCTATGGTTAAACTAGTCTATGATACTTTCCATCTCTGGCAGCCGTCTTTTGGATGGAATAAAGGTAATCCTGCTGCTCCTGGTCCTAAGTTACTAGCAAAACTAGGATTAAGAGTAATCAATAAGTAAGTCATATAGTTTAGTGGGCGTAGTCACTTAGATTACGCCCACTAAACGTACTAAAAGGATCAAAATGGATAAGGATAAGCCTTCTTCAAAAGAAGTATCGCTATTTCATACTAACTCAGACGTAGATGGTAGTTCAAAGTCATTGCACCATACTCTTGGGTCAAATAGAGGACAGGCTTCTCCCGGTGACCATACTCATGATGGAGGAACTTCTAAATTACTTTTAGAAGGTATATCTATTACAGGAAGTCGCTCTGGTGGTGGGGCGCTATTAAGCGTTATATCTATTTTAACTTCACTAGGGGCCACAGATGCCACCACGGCGTAGGACTACTGGATTAATTCCTACTCTTGATCCTAATGATGCTCTAGAAAGACTACAAGAAGGAATTAAGGCACAAATATCCAGACCTAATATTTATGCCTATAAGCCACATGATAAACAATTTGCTTTTCATAAGTCAACTAAACATATTGTTTTATATATTGGTGGCAACCGTTCTGGTAAAACAGTTGGCGGGGCTGTAGAAACTGTCTACAGGTTAACTGGTAGACATCCATATAAGAAAGTCCCGGACTGTCCTATTAGAGGTCGTGCTGTAGCGGTCGACTTTAATTATGGTGTTGATATGATTATGATACCACAAATAAGTCAATTTATGCCGCCAAGTTATCTTATTAATGGTAGCTGGGAAGATAGTTATGATAGAGAGCATAGAGTTTTAACTCTTGCTAATAAGTCTTTTCTTGAATTTAGATCATATGACCAAGACTTAGAAAAATTTGCCGGTACTTCTAGACATTTTACTTGGTATGACGAGGAACCACCTAAACATATTTATAACGAATGTCAGGCTCGTTTAATTGATACTAATGGTGATGCCTATTTAACCATGACTCCAGTAGAAGGTATGTCATGGGTATTTGATGATATCTATACACCAGGTAAAAATGGTAATAATGATATTGAAATTATCGAAATTGAAATGTCAGAAAATCCCTATATTTCTAAAGAGTCCTCTAGAAGATATTTAGCAAGTCTAGACCCAGAGGAAAGAAAAGCCCGTGAGCGCGGAGAATTCGTTGCTATGGGCGGTAAAGTATTTAAAAACTTCAGTAAAGATATACATATTATACCTCCTGTAGTTCCTCCTAAAGACTGGGAATGGTATGTATCTTTAGATCATGGATATAATAATCCTACAGCAATGCTATGGCACGCTGTAAGTAAAGATAATCGTATTATTACATTTGCTGAGCACTATAAATCTGAGATGACAGTTCCAGAGCACGCTCAAATTTTTCATTTAAGAAATGCTGGATTTGAAAGAATACCTGATTTCGTAGTAGGCGATCCTGCTATGTCTCAGCGTAGCGGAATTACTGGTACATCTATATTTCAAGAATATGCTGATAGAGGTATTTATATCTCTCCCGCAAATAATGATGTAGATAGCGGAATTAACCGTATGCTACAATATCTACGTGGAGATAAGCCTAGGTGGCAGATAACTGAGAATTGTGTATCTTTAATAGGAGAAATGCAAAAACTTAGATGGGCAACCTTTAACTCTAGAAAACTTCAGTATGAAAAAAATAGACAAGAAAAGATCCATAAAAAAGACGATCACGCTTGTGATTCAGCGCGTTATTTATTTAGTTTTATGCCAGACTTAACTCCTAGCGATATTGATCCTATATCATTAATAGATAACAATATTTTAAATGCCCCTAGAGCATTCAGATCTTGGGACGAAATAATAGCACCAGCTAATAGTGGAGCAGTTACGGTTTCTATTAATAAACCATTAGAAGCTATAATTAATTGGCAGACAACATTAGCCGCTGAACTTTATGAAAATGAGTAGACAAAGGTTGTTATACTACTTATATCCACGCATAGGGCGTGTACTAGGAGACCAAAATGACACAGCAGTTATTTAATCCAAATGATTCAATTACTGGTCGCGACGGCGGACCTTATCTCGACGAAGAAGAAGCGAGAGAGGCTGAAATAAGACGTGCTCGCGTAGAAGGGCGTGAACCCGATCTAGAAAAACCTCCGGCTACTGCCGGTATTCCTTTAGTAACCTCGTCTGAACTACTTTCAACTGCTACAATAAATAATATTCCGTCTCAAGATGGTGTTGTTGGCGCTTCTGATCTTCTTATTAAAGGTGCTGTAGATGATCCTAATGTTCTTCTACAGCCTCGTGGTGAGAGAGATGTTGAAGCACTTAGAGATGCAGACCCTATTGACGAAGGTACAGTTGATCCTACAGTAGATGGTGGAGAGTCCTTTCTGATCTAGGTAAAGAACTAACTACAGACGAGGCTAAAACAACCACTAAAACAACCAAGGCTTAATCATGACTCATTCTCCTGTGCTAGAGCGTTTTCAATTACTAGATAAGCCTATTGCCGCTCCAGCTAAATGCGCTATATGTGGTTCAGTATCTAAACCAGTTATTGATTTTAACTTTAATCTTGATTGGTATGGTGCAGTTTATTTTTGTGTTGAGTGTATGCAAGCAGCGGCTAGGGCTATTGGTCTAGTTTCTATAAAAGAATATACTGCTCTAGCACAGGAGAATGCTGATATAATTATTAAGTTCTGTGAAGAAAATGGCTTTGTAATTGTTACTAGGGAGCAGTATGAGCAGTATAAGTCTTTTATTGGTTTTCTCGCTACTAGCGTTAGTGCTATTGCTAATAGTTTTCCTGTTCCTGTGGAAGCTATTGATGAGCCACAGAGAGCAGATAGAGCAGTTAAACCAACAGTCGAGCCAGAATCAATTAAAGACGACTCAATTGATAGTGGAACAATTGTCGAAAGCCTTAGCGATGCTGGGAACAAAGGACCCGCTAGCCTTTCAAACGGTTCAACTAGCAACTTTACCTTTGAGTGATGACCCAGTAGACCAATCAGATAGTGCAGAGGCTGAAAGATTTACAAATAATTACGGCCCTGTAGGCTATACAATGGACCCATTTGAGTTTGACTTATTAGAGACAGAGCACCTAAACGATGGCTCTCCAAGATAGTATAAAAAATCCAGTAGAGGCTTTACGAAGACAAAGAGAAATGGCTGAATTAGCCTCCTGGGTTAAATCTCAATATGATAAGCATAAGGCTGCCCGGCTTCAATACGAACGCCAGTGGCAGTTAAACTATGCCTTTTTTAAAGGTAGGCAAAACGTAGCATTTAGAGCAGGTATTGCAGGCTCTATTAATTCCGGTCTAGTTGTACCTAAAGCGCCCCCTCATAGAGTACGTCACATAACTAATAGAGTTAAGCCTATTATTCGTACTGAACTAGCCAGATTAATTAGCAATAAACCTAATGCTTCCGTAGTTCCATCATCTATAAGCGATGAAGACTTATTTGCTGCTCAGGCTGGCGAGCAACTTTGGGAGTCTATATACTATCAAAAGCAATTACATAAAATATACACTAGGGCAGCATTTTGGGTATGTATTACTGGAACAGGCTTTATTAAAGACTGGTGGGATACTTCAGCAGTAGTCCAGGTAAGTGATAGTATCGCTTATAAGGGGGATATTCAATTTGGAGCAGTAACTCCCTTCCATGTAATTATTCCTGATTTAATGGAAGAGGAAATAGAAAGTCAGCCTTGGGTTATTAATGTTTATACTAAACCTGTAGAGTGGGCTAATACATTTTTTCAGGAGTCTTTTGCAGCAGATACTGTGGCTGCTACTGAGATAATGGGAGAGTCTTTCTTTAAGACACAGTCTTCTGATTCTAAACCTGACTCTGTTCTTATAATGGAGATGTGGCTAAAACCTGGCTCTCATAGACTATTTCCTGCTGGCGGCATGGTTACTTGTGTTAATGGTAAAGTAAAAGTATTCTTCAATGAAGGTCTACCATTTAAACATGGCGAGTATCCTTTTACTAAGTTTAGTCATATTCCTACAGGTGAATTTTATGCTGACTCTGTTATCAATGATTTAATTGATCCTCAGAGAGAATATAATAGAACTAGGTCTCAAGTTATTGAAGCCAAGAATAGAATGGCTAAACCTCAATTAATTGCTCCACAAGGTTCAGTTAATGCTGCAAGTATAACTACTCAGCCTGGTCAAGTTATTTTCTATAAGCATGGAATGAATCCTCCACAGCCGCTCCCTCTACAACCGCTTCCTAGTTATGTTCTACAGGAATTAGAACGTACCATTGGAGACATGGAAGATATTTCTTCCCAGCATCAAATTTCTAGAGGACAGGCTCCTAATGGAGTAACTGCGGCTACTGCTATTTCGTATCTACAAGAACGTGACGATTCTCCGCTTACTTCTACCTATCAATCAATTGAATTTGGATGGGAAAAGTTAGCAAAGCATACTCTATCTCATGTTAATCAATTCTGGGATACAGAGAGAATTGTTAGCGGTACTGGTATTGAAGGTACTTTTGATGCTATCACTCTAAAGGGAAGTCAAATTGCTAGTGGTTTAGATATTAGAGTAGAGGCTGGATCAGCATTACCTGTATCTAAAGCAGCAAAACAAGCCTTTTTAATGGATATGATGAAAATGGGATTCATTGATCCAAATAAAGGTTTGTCAATGATGGATATGGGCGGTATTGATAAACTATATAATGAACTTAAAGCAGACGAACGTCAAGCAAAGAGAGAAAATCTAAAACTTAGAAGTTTAGAAGTTCGAGATATTATACAGAAGTTGCAACAAGTTGCTAATGCTAAACAACAAGCAGAAGTGTTTATGCAACAGCAGCAAATGCAAACAGGAATGCAAACATTACAACAGCAAAATTCAACGCCTGAGATTCCACCAGAATTTGCTGATGCTCAACAGACTATGGCTATGCAGCAACAGCCAACAGAATTGCCTATGATTACCGGAGATGCGGGATTTGGGCAAGATACCCAGTCTCAAGCACCGCTAATTCCTTCGGAATCTATCGTAAATGTTAACACTTGGGACAATCACCAAGTGCATATTGAAGTACATAACTTGTTCAGAAAATCTCAGGCTTTTGAGGCTCACGTTCAATTACATGCTCTGGCATTAAATCAGGCTGCAATGAATGCTCAAATGCAAATGCCTGGTCCTGCAATGGATAATCCTTTTGCGGGAGCACATAACGGTAGCGGAACCCCTGTAGGATCTAATCAATTTGGTCCTCCTGGAACAGAAAGTGGAGCAATACCAAATGGCTAATTTCGATATTGGAAATAGACAAAAAGTTGTAGATAAAAGAGCAGGTCGTGGTACTACTACCTCTCCACTTACTACTACAGATACAAATGCACGAGATATTACTGCTATGCGTGCTCGTCTTACAGCAATAAGTGCTACTACATATACTGCTGCTAGACTTAACGCAATGACAAAAAATGATATGATATATGCACTTCGTATGAATGATGATTTAGCCGGAGTAAAGTAATGAGAAATTTGTTTAAGCCAATAGTACGTAGTTGGGCATATAGAGTTGCTCTTGCTGTTTGTGTTCTATTATCTGTAAAAGGACTAATAGATAATCAAGAGGTTCTATACTGGAATCTATTATTTGCTGCACTTTTTGGAGTGGCAGATGCGCATATAACTCCGCCTTCTGAAAACGATAATCAAAATATTTAAAGGCTTGACGTTACAAACTATACTAAAAGTGCTAGGGCCACTCATGGTACGGCAATACAACAGGAGTTAGAATGTCGGATTTTACAGTTGACACAAGTGGATTAGGCGGGGAAGTAGCCTCTCAGATTACAGACACAGGTACAGATGTAAGTCCAGGGCCAGTAACTGAACAGTCTGAGACTATTAACCCCGCATGGAATGAACTTTTAGGAATTCTTCCTGATCCATTTAAGCCGCTTGTAACTCCGCATCTTCGCAAATGGGATAAGAATTTTACAGAGGTACAGACTAAGTATAAGCCATTTGATACTTTCTTAGAGCAGGGTGTCAATCCTGAGGATTTGACTAATGCCTATCAAGTTTTTAGAGTTTTAAATGACAATCCTCGCGCTATTTATGATAGAATGGTTGAAACTTTTGGTGCAGAGTGGGGATTAACTAATCCTTCTACACCTGTTCCAAATGCAGTCCAGGGCCAAAATTCCCCTATTGAAGAAGAACTTGATTTTAGTAACTTCCCTGGGATAGAAAATGATCCCAAATTTAAAGAACTTATGAAAAATCAAGAAGTTTTAGCACAGTATTTATTTGCACAAGAACAGGCTAAAAAAGAAGCAGAAGCAGATCAAGCGCTTGCAACAGAACTAGATAATCTTCGTACTAAATATGGAGATTTTCCAGAAGATATTGTTATGGGTCTAGCAGTATCTGGAATGTCGCTTGAAAAAGCGGTTCAGAGAGCAACTCAACTAACAGGACAGCAAAGAACTGCTCCATCTGCTCCACAAATTATGCCCACAAATGGTGGATTACCTTCAAATGCGATTGATGTAACCTCTCTAACTCCTAAAGATACGCGCGGTTTAGCGCTCGCATTCATAAATTCAAGTAAAGGACAGTAAAAATGGGTGCTACCCTAGCAACAGTAGCCAGTCTCTGTAAAGAAATTTACGAGCCTCGGCTACGTAAGCAACTTAATGATGATGCCGTTACTATTAAGCGTGTTACACGCTCTAGTGAAGGTATTGAAACTAATATTGGCGGACGTTATGTAACGTTCCCTGTTAAGACCAGACGTAATGCTGGTATTGGCGCTAGAAACGAAATGGAAGCGCTACCTACTCCGGGCCAGCAGGGTTACAATGCTGCTCGCGTGGGTCTAAAATATCTCTATGGTGGTATTAGACTTTCTGGTCAAACTATCGAACTAGTTAATACTAATCCTCAAGCATTTATTAGTGCTCTTGAGTCTGAGGTTGACGGTTTGAAAACTGATCTAGCAAAAGACCAGAACCGACAAGTTTATGGAGATGGTTCAGGTGCTATTGCTGTAGCAGGTACCTTAACTGCCGGTACTAATACCTTCCTTGCTAAAGATGCTATGTATGCCCAATCAGGTATGCAGATTGATATTATTGATGGTACTACTCTTGGTAACCCCAACCCAACTGTAAAGGCTTCTAACAGACAAATTACAGGTATTAACGTATCTACTAACGTTATTACTTTTGACGGTGCTGTAGTTTCTACAGCAGTTGGCGATATTATTGTTAGAACTGGTAACGTTAACCGAGAGTGGACTGGTTTTACTAAGATTTTTAAGACCACTGGCTCTCTATATAATATTGATCCTGCAACTGAGCCTATTTGGGCTGCTGTAGTAGACTCTAACTCTGGCGTAAATAGACCTCTTTCTGAAGGTCTCATGATCGCTCTAGCAGATAATATTCGCGTTAATGGCGGTAAAACTACTGCTATTTTCTCTAACCTCGGTGTTCGTCGTGCTTACTTTAACCTTCTAGTTCAGCAGAGGCAGTATACCAATACTAAAGACTTTGGTGGTGGTTTTACTGGCCTTACATTTACAACTGATAAGGGTGAAATTCCTGTAGCAGTAGATGTAGATGCCCCAAAGAATACTTTGTTCTTTGCTAACGAAGATGAATTAACTGTCTATCGTCAGGCAGATTGGGAATTCATGGATCGTGATGGAAGTATGTGGCACCGAGTTGCTGGTTATGATGCTTATGAGGCTATTATGTACCAGTATTCTGAACTAGGCTGCCACCGTAGGAATACTCAAGGGATACTTGCAGATATTACTGAAGGCTAATTCTTAATAATCTAGTCTGCTAATGGCCGGGTCGTGCGAAACGGCCCGGCCATTAGTATTAGGAGAAAAATGGTTACTCAAACTAGATCAGACGCGCTAATGTCTTCTTTATCTGCACAAGGCCCAGGTTCTTTAGCGGATAGAGAATATAAGAGACTACTTGCTACTACAGGAGCAGTTAAAAAGACTTTATCTGATACGTATAAACTAGCAGGAGAAAAGACTAAAATAGTTGGTCAAAAATGACAGTTATATTAAGTGAATCTGGCGCTTTGCCAGTTAAAGCACAACGTATAGCAGAAATATTACAGGACTATGATCCTACTCTAGAATTACGATGGATTCCTCCTAAAGATCGTAATTCTTTTGATATTAAACCTTTTGCTGTATGGCACAATCCTGTAGGACTTCCTTCTTATATGGTAATGACATTAAAAGAAGATGAGTTAGATCATAGAGTCCTTGCTGCTATTTTCAATGCCAATAATAATAACGGAAATGTTCTTGATAGATTAGAAGCAGAAGAAGCCGCTAAGAAACTTATCAAATATAAAGAAGAATTAGATCTTCAAGAGGAACGTAGAGAATTTGCTATATGGGCTTTACGTCAAAATAAAACAGTTAGACATAATGGGGTGGTGTATAAATAATGTCTTCTATTGATTTACTAGAGTCAAAACTTTCTACGCTGCTATCTAAATTAGCAACTTTAGAAGTTAATAAACTTTCTTTTAACTCAAAATTTCCAGATGGAATAGACGTTGGAGGTGGCACAGCAGGACCACCAACGCTCGGTGCTTTTACAGCAGTAAGTGCCGGATATTGGACAGGAGTTAGTTAAATGGCAAATTTTCTAAACCCTGGCGGTACAGTTACAGTTTTACCTTCTACTGAGTCTTTAGATTTAGCTAGAATATTAATAGTTCTAGAAAAAATAATAGATTATTTAGATACTACTGTAACTAATTTAAATAATACTTATGACGTCTTAAATAGGTGATACAATGAGCTATTATCCTTCTACATACACCGGAACAGATGTTGCTACTGATATAAAAAGAACTTTTGGTGATGAAGCTGGCGTTCAAATAACAGATTCAGATATTATTCGCTGGATTGATATTGGTCAATTAGAGATATTGAAAAATACTCAGATATTAAAAGCAACTTCAACATCTGATTTAATTGTGGGTCAAACAGTTTATTCATTGGCTAGTTTAAAAATATTAAAAATTCAAGCCATACATGTTAATGGTTCTCCGATTCCTTTTATATCATTTCAAGAATCAGAGCAGTACATAGCACCTAATGATCCAACTAATATTGCTAGTGGAACACCTCAAGTATGGACAGAATGGGCGGGCAATATACATTTATATCCTGCCTCCTCCGTAACTGTACCAGGCGGCTTAAGCATATTCTATCTTCCTGCCCCCGCTAAGTTAGCCCAGTTATCTGATTCTTTGTCTATACCAGATACCTATTATAATGACTTAATTAACTTTGTTTTATCTAAGGCATACGAATTAGATGAAGACCCACAAAACTCTCAATTTAAATTAGGACAGTTTACTCAAAGTCTTGACGGAATGGCTAATAATGAAAATATACCTCAAGTAGCCTATTACCCAGTTATAACTGTCTTACCTGAGGATGAGTAATGTCAGGAACTCCTGTAAAGATTGGACCGTTTACGAATGGTCTTAATATTCTAAACGAACCTACTACAATAGCAGATACTGAGTGCGTTGAACTACTAAATTTTGACGTTGACCTAGATGGTTCTATTGTAAGTAGGCCGCCTATTGTAGAGATATCAAATGGCATTGCTGGCGGAACCCACTATCTAGGAATGTTCATATCAACTACAGGGGTAGTATATTTTATTTACCAGATTGGTACAACCTGTAGGGCTTATGACGTAGCCGGAAATAGTTGGTCTACTATTGCTAGTAATACTATTATCAGTAATTGTGTGCAATATCAAAATAAACTTTGGCTTATTGCAGATGTTACTAGCGCTAGCAATGGTGGATCATGGGAACCTGTAGGTGGATTTACATTAGTGGCTACTATGCCTAGAGGAATTTTTGGATGTGTTTATAAAGAACGTTTATTTATAGCAACTGGTCCAGGCTCTACTAACCCTAGTAGAATAAATTTCTCAGGAGCCGCTAACTTTAGTTCTTGGACTGGTACTGACTTCTTCGATATTGCTAATGGAGACGGTCAATATATTTTACGTATTCATTCTTGGGCTGGACAGATTGCTGTTTTTAAACAAAATTCAACATATACATTTGGCTACGATAGTTTACCAACTAAAGGTGTAACACAGCTACAGTCTAATACTATAGGTATTGCTTCTACATGGGCATTAGCAGAATTTGAAAATACTTTATATGTACTTTGGGGAAATTATTTATATTCAGTAACTAACTGGAACTGGGATCAAATAAATATAAAGGTGCCCTTTTCTCTATATTCATATAAAGCAAAAACATCTTGGACTGATTTTACAGTATCTATAGTAAATAATAGACTAATAGTTAGGTTTTATGATAATTTCTATGTATATGGATTAAAAACCCGTGCCTTCTCTATGTGGAGATTTAATAGCGCTTCATATACACCATCTAGTTTTATTAGATATCCTTTATTAGATTCTGCTACAGGTCAGACTTTTTATATGTGTGCAGATTATGATAAATCTAAATCTCGTGTATATAAATTTATTGATACCGTGAATGGTACTAATACTGAAACTTTTGATTGTTCAATAACAACTAAAACTTATGATTTTAATGTTCCATATACATTTAAAAGACTCTTTCATTGGGGTGTAGACTTATTTGCAAAAACTCAAGTTCAATTTAAGGTTATACCTATAGCATATAATATTCCAGTTACTTGGGGTCAGTTAAACAGTCAAGGAATAAAATGGAGTCAACTTAAATCATGGGCCAGGGTATTAGATGTCTCTTTAGATGTAACTGACTCCGCTACTTCTGCTAATCCAACAAATGTTAGAACGTATATTAAATTAGTAAAATCGTTGCGATTCAGACAACTTGCGTTTAGAATCGTATCAACAGTTGATGGTTCTATTAATACAGGGCCATTAAGAATATTTTCTGTTACTGCTTTTACCAGCAATAAAGAACTAGTAACAAAGAAGATAAGCTAATGGGAGATCAAAATTTTACAGCCTATCTAAAAGGTAGACGTCAGTCCTTTAATCCTTTTAGTGCTGGTAATAAGATATATGAGGGAGTCTCAAACTCCCCAAATAGTGGGCCAACTGATGATCCCCTTGCATATAAAGAGAGGGATCAAGAGGCTTTAATTAGGAGAAATGCTTTATTACGAAGACTTAAGGCTAACTCCAAAGGTAAATTTATGTCTTCGGCTAGTTTAACACCATCGCAAAGGAATTGGTAAAATGGCTGTAGCACCTGATAATAGTGGAAGTGCCACTCCCTTTATTTTTGGTAATGCTAATCCAAATAAACAATTTGTAGGACCTGTAGCTGGACCACCTAAGTCTATAGCCCCGCCTAAAACTACACCAGCAGCACCTAAAAAACCTGTTGCTGTAAATAGGAAACCATCGCCCGCTGTAGGTTCAAATTCTACAGGAGCAATATCTCCTACTGCTCCTGTGCAGCCTAATGTCGATGAGTGGTTAGCAAATGATGTTGCCTATAGGACTCAGAGTAACCAACTAGCAAAAGCATGGGCCGATTATCAGGCGCAATCTAAACAAACTGAAAATCAATACCGTACTGATTATACATCTAAACAATCTGAATTAGGTAAAACAAGAGAACTAGCAGGACAAGAACTAGAAGCTGATTATGCTTCTAGAGGTATGTTAGGATCAGGTCTCTATGCTAAAGCCTATACTGATTACTCTACTGATTATGATAATCGTCAAAAGCAATTAGACACTGGGCTTAGTGATTTTCTTGCTAATCTTTTATCTCAGACAAATAACTATAAGTCAGAACAAGATATTGCTTCCGAAAAAGCTAAGCAGGATGCAATAGCACGTCGTGCTGCCTCTATGGGAGTTTAATATGCCTTCTAATCCTTCTCCTTTTATTATGGGAGATACTCCGTTAGGTTTTGTTGGTCCTACATTAGGTGACCCACAGGATCGGGATAAGCAAGAAGCGGTAGCACAATTAAGGCGTCTTGCTGGTTATCCTGATCCTGATCCTTATGCTTCATTTGATCCTAATGCGATGGCACAATCTGAATTTGCCCCCCAATTTAGTGCCCTTGACGCTGCTATAAAAGAACAGCAGAATAGATATAATACATCAAATGCTGATTTAGCAAAAATGTTTGAGTCTCTTGCACAATCTACACTTGGGCGTACAGGAGATGTTAAAAATTTATATGATTCGTCTGGTAAACAGATGGGTCAAAACTATATGAATGCTGCTGATAATACTACTAGAAATTTTGGCGAGTCTGCTAATAAATTAACGGAACTTATGCAGCGTTTAGGTATCCAGCAAGCAGCTCCTAGTGTATTTGCTCAAAGTCAAGGCGAATTAGGTAGAGCGCTTGCTGATCTTGCTGGACGTTCACAAAATAATGTAGATACTAATACAGCATTGGGTCGTAATGAGATATCTTATCTTGGAAGAACAGCAGATACTAATAGACTTGCTGGAAAAAATGCACAAGCAGATCTTCTTCGTCAATTCCAAGCATTACAGGCTCAGAATGAACAAAAACGTATTGAATTAATGTCTGGCCAACAAAATGCTGCTAATCAGTATGGTCTTAATTTAGCTAAAATGAAACAAGACGCTGCTTTGTCTCAAATAGATCAAGCTAAACTTGAATTAGAAAAGGCTAAATTTGGGCATCAAGTCGCTAACGATGATTTTACTAATTCACTCAAAGCACAAGATGCTCAGTATAGTACAAAAGACCCCAGTGCTGCTTTAAGTAATCGAGCATATGAGATGTTCGGTGGAGATGCCACAGCAGCATCTACTGCTACTCTTGGAATTATTCAAGCGTATCAAAATACAGGAGGTACTTCACTTCCTGCTATGTTAGCAGAAATTGATAACTTAACTACTAGCGATCCTCTTACTAGAGATAGATACAAGCAACTAGCATTAGGATTCTGGCTAGGGATATCTGGAAAATAATATGGGATCAAGCAGTTGGTTAGATAAATATAAGGCTGATTTAGCAGCAATAGTAGCCAAAGGCTCTACTACTAAAGTAAAGTCTCCATATGAAATAGCCAATTTAGTCGCTTCTACGCCTAGATTGGCTAGTGAGGCTGATTTAAAAGATGCTGCTTGGAATACATATAACCCATTTCAAAAAGTTTTATTTGCAGATAATACTCAAAAGATATTAGATGTTCTTTCAAGAGGCATGTACGCTTCTGCATCTCTTGTTAATGAGGCTCAGAAGCAAGCATATGCTGGAGAAAATAAAGGAGATACTCCTAATTTCTGGCAACTTGACAAAGGTAAAATACTTGGTGCTGCTATAGAAGGTCTTGAAGGACAATCAAAAAAGACTTTCTCTGATGTAAATACATCGTGGGAAAGTAATATTAAAGACCCTGTGCAAAAAGAGCATCTTGCTAGTAATACCTGGGGCAAGGGAGTTGCATCTTTCTTAGAAGATGTTTTAGCGGACCCTACTACTTTTATTGGCCCTGGCACAGTAAAAGCAGGAATTAAAAGCGCAAAGAATGTAATTGCTCCGAATGCTAAATTACCTGAAATAGCACTCAATACTGTAAGAGAAGTTGATCCAGTAAAAATTGCTAAAGAAGAATTAGCAGCTACTGGTAAAACAGTAGTAACTCCCGGTGTCGCTAAAAGTATTGGAATACCTAAGACTAAAATAGTCGAAGCGGACTCTGTAGTAGCAAAAACTATAGCAGACGCTACTGAATCAGCCAATAAATTTATTACCGGAAATAAAGCAAAATGGTTAGAAGGATTGACCGCTACAGGGGTAGAGAGAAACCCTGCGGCTGTCCGTGCGGCGCTCCTGGCTCAACGTGACACGCTCACAAGGGGCGTAGAGAGTCTACGTTACGCCGACGATGTTAAAAGTAAGATTCCGTCTATCTATAAAGAAACTACATCAACTAGACCAACTGTTAAATCTGTAGAAGAGACAATTAAAGTACCTGGAAGAAAAATAGTAGAGTCTGCTAAATTTAATACTGTCAAAAGACTTGTCTTACAAGAACCAGAACGATTTGGCCTTACTATAACTAAAGATGGAATTAAGGCAGGAGAACGGACTTTCCCGCTTACTGAGATTAATGGGATGGTTAACCATATTCTACCTAAGATTACCCCTGAACATCTTGCTAAGTATACTGTTAAGTTAGAGGGTAGAAGTGGAGTTTCTCATGAAATACCTGCTTCTATATACCTAAAGGCTCTTACTACTGGAAAAATTCCTACAGGAGCCCCTGTAGGACTAAAAGAGTTCTTTGTTCCAAAAGGCTCGACCAAAGTACCTATTACTGAGTATATAAAGGGAAAAAAGCTTAAATACTCTGAGGCTGCTAAGCCAAGAGACGAAAAAGTAATTAAGCAATTAGAAGTAGCATTAGAGACTGTGCCAGACTTTAGTAGAATAACTGCTAAAGAACTTGCTATATGGAAAAAATCTCTTAGTGGTGTTCTTGATCCAGAAGACATTAAAATACTTACGGCTACTAGAAGTAAAACTAGTTTTGAGACTAAACTGGAAGAACTCTTTAACAAAAAAGTTCCTAAAGATTACGGCTCTTTTGATGAAATCATTGCTGCTGTAGAAAAAGGTTCTGTATCTAAAGAAGAACTTAGTAGAGTTCTGGCTTTGCATGGTAATGCAAAGTCTATTTCTGGTGCTCAAAAGTTCTTAAATGATCTTAATGCTAGAATTGAAAGACTAAATATCCCGTCCGCAGAGGAATTAATTTCTAGCGCCGCCAAGGGCGATAAAAAAGCAATTGAAACTTTAGAATTTACTCCTGTATCTTTGACTAATGCAGAAAAAGAAGTAGTATCTAGAATTGTATCTCATGTAGTTAAAAAAGAATTTATGGACCCTAAAACTTGGAAATATGTAACAAATAAGGGTACACTAAGAACCTCTCCTACTTTAGGAGAAGGTCTTGGGAGAAATTTAAAGGGATTCAATAAATTTAGTCAGTATACACTTCATTCTCAAATTATGCGTGAAGTGTCTGAAATGTTAAAAATAACTGAAGCAGCAAGTCCTGCTAAAATTACACGCGAACAGCGTATGGCTTATGTATACGATCGCTATATGCTCCTTTTAAAAGCATCAGAAGATACTTTAATGTCTAGAGGTATTTCTCCTATTGTTGGAAAAGGTGAGAGAGGACTGCCTCTCTCTTTGCATGATGTGCTATCTGTAATGCCAAGAAATATAGTAGAGCATCGTATGATGGATAGACTTCGTCATATTCCTCCTACTAACTGGCTAGATGCAGCCGGTACATTAGCATATGCCGTTTCTAGAAATGTACCTATTGACTCAGTAATTGAGAATAAAGTATTTTCTGCACTTATGCAAGAAATAGGAAGTGCTAATACTTTTGCTGCTTCTGTCCATAAGGGTATTGCGACAGGCGGTAAGCATAAGTTAATGGCAGCCAGTGATGTTGAGCGACTAGTAAAGAAATTTATATCAGCCGCCCCTCAATTTGCTGCTGCTGTAGAGAGGAACTCTGCTCGCGCTAGCATTAAGTATGGTCAATATGTAGAAGCATTACGAAAAGAAGTTATTGATGGTCTTATTAAAGACATATCTATTAATATAGGAAACTCTAGCGAGATTTTAAAAATAGTAGACGATCTAGATTCATATGTAACACAGGCTGTTCGTACTGTAGATGAGCCTGTGCTTGAAGGTGCTGCTGAGCAAGTAGCTGCTGAGTCTATTACTGCTGTTAATAACATTATTCCAGTCGCAGAAATTCAGTCAGCATTAAGGTCTGAGCGCCTATTTATCAATAAAGGCGTAAACCCTGGTTCTGCTATAATAGATGATGCTCTTAAAACTGTCGATGAACTAGATATGCCAAAAGAATATGTTGCTGATATGTTTGAAAGGCTACAATTAGCACAAGGCGTAGCATTTCTTAGAAATATTTTCCCGCATATTGGAAATAAGTCACTTAGACCATTCTTTTTAGCACATCAAAGTGCCGCCAAAGCAGTCTCTACTAAGTATGCTATGATGCTAGGACGTATAGATAAAACTTATACAAAGACTGAAATTTTAGAGGCTTGGAAGAATATTCAAGATGGAGTTACAGCAGTCGACCCTGCTACTAGGATAGGTGCTGCTCATATTGAACTTTCTCAAGCCATGTCTACTGTGTTTAATCTTAGTCCTAATAGAGGTATTATCACTCTATCTGGTCTTAATTTAAAACATATTAACAGCAAGATGAGTCATTTTGGTATTCCAGAAAAATATCGTTTTACTGGAGATACTTTTGAGAAGGCAATAGTTTCTTATAGAGGATGGGAGAATGTATCTGATCCTCTTGATTTATTATCTAGAGTTCATACTGCTGTCAGGTCTGCTCAAGCAGATAAACTTCTAGCAGATACAATTGCTAGAGAATTTGGTGCTGTTACGGCAACAGCAGAACGTAATGTTAAATTAGTAAATGTGGATAAATCAACGCTTGGTACTTTACTACAAGGGCATTATTTTAGTAAGGAAATTGCTAATCAACTTAGAGTGCTTGAAACTTCTATCGAAGAATTAATGAAGCCTCCATCTATGAATAAATTAGCAAGACTATATGACTCTGCCATTCACTCGTATAAAGCCGGACTAACTATCTATGTGCCGGCTCACCATATGAGAAACATGTATGGTGATATTTGGCTAGCAAGTATGGATGGGTTATTCAATCCTGCTTATTATAAGAAATCAGTAGAAGTTTTAGCATCTAGGAAAACTAACTATAAAGATTTTAATCCAGATGTTTTTAATATTGGATCTTTAGGGAGCGGCAAGCCTGTAATAACTCTTAGATTTAATGGTAAACCTGTAGGATTAACTTCTGATAATCTTTACCGTCTTGCTACTTCTAAGGGTGTTCTTACTGACTATACAGTAATTGAGGATTTGGCTGTAGGTGCCTCAGATACTACTCTAATGACCTCTGTGTCTAAGCAAATTGAAAAGATTAGTCCTTTTAAAGGTGCTGTTCATAATAGAGTAACTAAAGTCGCTGAGTATCGTGAGCATTATGTTAGAATGGCTCATTTTATTTATGCACTTGAGCAACAAGGAATTTTAAGAGGAAAAACTTTACAAGAGGCAATTGAAAACGCAGGTCATGCTGCTTCTGCTAGAGTTCGTAAGTGGCACCCCGATGGTTCAGATTATTCTCCCTTTGAGCGTAATCAATTAAGACGTATCATCTTATTTTACTCTTGGGTAAGAAAGGCTATTCCTCTTGTATTAGAGGCTGCTTTTACACAGCCTGGTAGATTTATGATCTATCCTAAGGCTATGTATAATATGGCAGAGTCTAATGGTATTAACCTACAGGGTATGTCTGATCCCTTCCCTATTAACCAACTATTCCCAACTTGGATGCATGAAGAAGCATTAGGTCCACAGATGGGGAGTACGGGTAAATATTTCGGAATTAAACAAGGTGTCCCTGGGCCAGATGTTTTAGAACAGTATTTTAGTTCTCCGCTAGGGACCATGGGTACTTTAATGAGCAGCGTTACACCTGCTATTAGACTACCTTGGGAAATAGTTATGGACCAAAATACTCGTACTAAATCTGAAATTAAAGACTGGCCTAGTTGGTTATTAAATCAGTTGCCATATGGTAGTAGAGTTAATACAATGGCAGGAGAACCTGTAGGAATACCCGCTAAGTCTAATATAGGTTATGAACCTCAGTTAGACCTTCCCGGCGGTGCTACATTAGATAAGAAAGGTATCACAGCTCTTAACTGGCTAACTGGTCTAGGAATTACTGACATGAGTAAGCCCTCTTATCAAAAGAGTGCTCAGTTAGAAATGAAGAATAAAAAATGACAGTATCTTTTTCTGAACCTCAATTTGATTTTGATAGTGCCATTAGACGACGTCTTGGCATTATTCAAAATAATGCTGCTCAGACTCAGAGTAGATTTCTTCAAAATTCTATTAGACCAGTCAGTACTTATAATGAACAGCCTACATATTCTTCTACAGGAACTAACGATTTACGAAGTAATATAGTTAAAGAGGCTTCTAAACTGAAAGGGACTCCCTATGTATGGGGTGGGGAGTCCTTTTCAGAAGGTGGTTTTGACTGTTCTGGACTAGTTCAACATGTTTATGGAAAATATGGTATGAAAGTTCCAAGAACTGCAAAACAGCAAGCCTCTACCTTAGGCAAAGTAACGCCAATTAATCAGCTAAGACCAGGAGATTTAGTAGCATGGGGAAATTCACCTGCTACAGCACATCATATTGCTATATACGCAGGAAACGGGTTAGTATGGGAATCTCCACATACAGGAGCATATGTTAGAACTAGACAAGTTTCGCCAGGAGCAGGCGTATTTGGCATTTCAATAAGCATGTTAGGATAGTAGAATGGCATATGACTTTCATTCTGCACTGCTTCGTAGATTAGGCGCTATACAAGAAGTAGGAAATACTCCTATGCCTAATACGTTTGATAGGCTTAAGGAACAGAAGGAACTATCAAGTAATTATCTAGGGAGTACTGGAGATTTTGGCGCCTTTAGAAATGCTATATCCTCACAAGAGTCTGGTGGAAACTATGGCGCACGTAATGGATCGAGTGGCGCTATGGGTAAATATCAAATTATGCCCGGTAATCTAGGAGGTAAAAATAGTGGCTGGGATTTCGAAGCACTAGGTTTCGATGTAACTCCACAACAATTTCTATCAACCCCATCGTTACAAGAGAAAATTGCTAGTTACAAATTAAAAGAATATTACGATAGATATGGTCCGGCTGGGGCTGCCGTTGCTTGGTATGCTGGCCCAGGTGCTGTCAAAAAATCATCGAATAGTAAGAAAAGCCAAGGTGCTTACCCCTCCATAGATGCGTACAAAAAAAGCATCTTACGCAGAATGGGATTAATATGATGAAGCATGACCATAATCTAGTGTATAAATCTAGAATCGGAGTTACTTTTTTAATAGGCATCGCCCAATTTGTAATGGCTGTATTAGCACTATTTAGTAGACTAAGCGAGCCAGCAGGTTCTGAATATATAGTATTTAATGTCCTTACTGATGATAAGTATTGGTCGGGTATGTTTACAATTTGTGCGATACTAGTATTTATAGGATTTAAACAATATAGACTTCATCCTATATCTATGTCAGTATCATCAGGACTTTTACTAGTATGGGGAATTTTAACAGTTGGGGATATTATAACTAGTCCTGTAGATAATTTTCCTATTGTAGGGGGGGTACTGTCAATTATGTTAGGAATTGTAGCATTCTTTATGTCTCAAATATGGAATGTTATTTTATGGGATATTAAATATAATCACCATACACTTGCTGAAGCAGGGGCCCAGATTACCTGGAAAGGGTAGTAATGCTAAACTTAGAAACATTAAATGGTGTTCTAAGTTCAGCATTAGTTATACTAACCTCTATTGCTATTCAATTTAGAAATGCAAGTAAGGCTCAACGTAGGGCTCTTAGATCACTTAGAGATCGTGATATAAAATGGGCCCTGTATGTTCATGACCTTAGAGTTAAGTATGCAGCAGATACTGGAAAAGAACCGCCTACCTTACCTGATAATCTTTTATTTGAATATAGTACTGATTCATAAAATAAGTGTACCACCACTATTCCCTTGACAAGGTATACTAGTGGTGGTACACTTATGTTATGCGTGAATTTGACCTACGATGGAGGAAAAGGGCTGTTTGCGCTATAAATGGACCCCAAGATGATATATTTTTTCTTGTAAAAGGAAGACCCCAGAAAAGACCTCCATATAAGGATTACTGTGAAGTTTGTCCAGTGATTGAAGAATGTCGTGCTATTGGTATTTTAGAAAAGCATTCATTTGGGGTATGGGGTGGTTTTACTGCCTCGGAACTTAAAAATCTTCCATTTGGAATTCGTCAAACTCTATCTGACTGGGCTCAGAAAGCTCTAAATCCTCTAGAGAAAAACCCCCAAGTTTTTCGTTTTCAAAAGGATCAGATTCATCTGGAGTATCTGGAAGACTTTGATATACCTGAGTTCTTCCTTCTTGGATAGCCTTTTGAAGTTCTAAGTAGATATATTCTAGAGTTGCTAGAAAATCAGCATCCACTGTCTGCGGGGGTTCGTATTCTTTCCATTTTTCTTCTAAAGACTTAGAGTATGCTCTCTTAGTATATTTCCAAGGCATTTTTGTCATAACTGTAAAGGCTTTAGCACCACAGGAAGTTGAACAATATGCTACACCATGATAGTTCGTAGCAAATTGTTTTCCACAGTGGTCGCATGTTTTAAATAATGCGACTCTAGACCATTTCTTCAGAAATGTAGCGTTGCTATTCGCCTGCCAGTAGACTTTTTCAGAAATAAAGTCTAGATCTTTATAGTCTCTAACATTTTCTAGTAGACCTTCAATTTGAGTAGTATCTACATTAAGACCCTTGAGAAAGTCGAGGGTCTTTTCTGTTACCGATT